AAAAACAACAATGATCCCGAGGGTTTGGTTAGTTTAATCAATCGCTTGCTGTCAGCAATGACGGATGTGGTGTTGTCGCTGGACGGCACAATCGATAAATATATGGGTGACTGTGTGATGGCATTCTGGAATGCCCCTGTGGACTGTGAAAACCATGAAAAACGAGCTGTTATGTGTGCTGCGCGGATGATGGTTGCCTTGGAAAAGCTCAATAAGGAGATAGAGGCAGAAGGGTTGCCCGAGATGGGACTGGGCATCGGCGTGAATAGTGGGCCTTGCGTCATCGGTAATATGGGCGGGTCAAAACGCTTCGACTACTCAGCTATCGGGGATGCGGTGAATGTGGCGTCCAGGCTTGAATCCAGCACCCGCAAGTATGTCCACAATGTTCTTATAGGAGAGGCCACTGCCAAGGTCGTCCCTGACCTAGTAAAGCATGTGGACAGCATCGAGGTTAAGGGGAAGAGTGAGAAGCTGGAGGTCTACACCTTGTCCGGTCAGGCGATCCACGAGGCGCATCTAGCCGATCACTTGATTCTGTGAAAGAAAATGGAAAAGGGTTGACTTCTTCTTTTCCACATAGGAGACCTAAATAGTTGCTCTATGTGGAAAACTAGCATTTAGGTACGTCTTACGCCCAAATTCTCTTTCATAAGGGCTGTATTTATATTCCACACATCCCTTCACATTCATTATTGAACATTGTCATCTGTCCATGATCTTCTGCCGTTGCAAAATCAGCCTTAGTCAGAGGAACGAGACTCCTATGGAGATAGAGCTTTTCTTTAGTCCCTCGTACCCCCCCCCGTATCATTTCGTCTATTTCAACAGCACTTTGGAAATCTTCAGGATGATTGTTCTTTAGATCGCTCCATTCAGCGTTAGAGTGGTAGGGACAAAATGTGCAAGCTGACCGTCCTGGTTTTGGATAGCCATTCTTTTGCATCCATTCCAGACAATCCCACCTCCTCATACCTTTATCGACAAGAGGCCATTCATGCTTAATCCAGTGTTCCCTTGAAGGCTTCATGCGGAGACTCTCGTCCAATGAAATCCCTATGTATGAGACAGCCAGTATTTTTTTCGGTGCTTTCTGCCGATATTTGAGGCCAACTAATTCCCTGATTTTCCTAGTCAGAGGCCAGAGTTTGAACTCTCTCGTGCATTGGCGGCGCAATAGCCCCTTACCATTTATGCTTTCTGTGAAAAATGGAACGCTAATAAATTTTCCAGCTTTCAAGTTTCCAGTGATATTTTCATGCAATCCTTCTTTGTGCATAACTCTATAAACGGGAAAGGGTAGTTGCGTTTCCAGCCAATCCAGCCAGTCATAAATATACTTGGGTTCTGCCCCTGTGTCGGCAAAAATGGCCCCGTCAGGCATGGGACTTAATTCGCCTTTGGCAAACATCAACGCCATAGTGCTACTCTGTACTCCAGCACCTAGGCTGATAATATGGATCGGTTCAGATGCTTCCATCAAGTCAGGCGATCAGTCCAGCCAGGGTCTGAGCTATCAGTCACATCCCCTACCTCTATTACTTCCAAGCGATCTAGGATGTCATCCTCGAGCTCGAGCTCGATAAGCATGTCGATATAATGCTTTGCTTTTTTCAAATCCTGGATCCCGCTGCCGCTATCTTTGCGCCAGCGACAGACATACTTGATCACATTCCCGACGGCGTAGCCCAGGCCGTTTCGCTCGATAAATTCTAGCGGCTGGATGGGCATGTCCTTGTAGTGGGTGCCGCCAATTTGTTTGTCAAATTCGCTCATTTCGATTAATCCATGTCCCAGTTAAAATCTTCCTCCGGCAGATCGCTGAAGGCGCCGGTCGCAACATTGTATTGCAACATTTGCTCACCCCGCTTGGCAATCCAGGGGAAGCGAGCCTTCCAGATACTCACAACCGGGGTGTGGTCATTAGGGTCGCTGGTCCTGAACAAAGAGACGCCAACATCGGCCTTCGCCAGCCATGATGCCGAGCCGGATATCGCATTACCATCGAGCGGCTTTTCGATAGCATCGTAGGGTCGTTTCGTGGGGTGAGCGCAGAAAAAAGTTGATAATTTATGTGCTTGTGAGAATTGGATGGTCCTACTGAGCATTTCCGAAATGCCCAGGTGCTCATTTTCGTGTTTGCTTTCTAGGAAATTATACGGGTCTATAACGAGCCCTTGAGTACCTTGCCGAAGGATTGATGAGGCGGTTCTATCTAAAATGCTTTTTAGGGTAGCCACCTCACCATCTCTATTTTCCAGAAAAACAAAATGATCGTTTATCCAGGTTGTCGAATCTCTGAGCTCGTCTTTGCTCATGCGCTCCTTCGGTCCTTCAAAAAAAGGCTTGCCGGTGTACAGAGCTGCGAGCTTCAATATGTGTATTTTGACGGGGTTTTCCATGGAGCAGATGGCCCAGCGCATACCGTGGAGTCGCGCGCAATTCACCATGACCGCATCAATCCATGCGGACTTACCATGTCCCGGCATTCCGGTCACGACATACAAGCCCGGTGCGATCGTGATCAGGTCGTCCAGAGAGTCAAAGCCTGTGCTTAGCCCTTTCCCTGTACCGCCAGCCTCGTACAGCTCAAACACCTCATCCTCATAATCGTTTGCGCTGAACACGCCCGCCAACGGCATTGGGGTCGCTGCTTCGATTATCTCCCGCAATCTCTCCGGGCCTTCGGCACACAGCACAGCGTTGGCATCCTTCAGCTCGGTCGAGAACGCCACCTGCCAGCATTTGCCCAACCCGACTCTTCGACCTATCTCCTGTTTGAGAATATCTCCTGGGCCATCATGGTCGGTTGCTAGAATTATCTTGCCGCATGTTTCCAGCAGTTCCCGAGCTTCCCAAAGGTAGTTGAACTTGTTGCCGTCGTCGTTTCGTACAAATTTTGAGGGAGCGCCATTAGGCACACTGACCGCAGGGATCCCGGCCTCGGCAAAGCTCAGCGCGTCTATCTCGCCTTCGCATATGACCAAGGGCTTATCAGCCATGTCTTCTGGCAGGTGCTCGAGCCCGTAAAATGTCTGTGCTGCGCCAGATTGGGTAAAGGCTTTCTCCTTTATGCAGCGCCATTTGACCGCGCTGGGTTCCTCTGAGTCGCCATACACAAAGCCTACGGCCAGTGACTCACCCTGCTTCTTGCCGAACCAGCGGATGTCAGTCACCACGCCGTACTGGCGATAGGTCTTTTCAGAAATATTTCTCGACTCCATGAATGTTTTCAGCTCTCGGTCATGGGTCGCGCTGGGCAGCTCGATTACGTTTGCATGGCCCGGTGCAGTCAGGAACTCGTCCAGGGGGTCAGTTGTGATCGTCTGAGAATAGGGTTTTTCTGAGATTTTGCCGGAGATATTGCAGTGGTGGCAGAAATAGATTTTATCGCCGCCGTCCAAGGTAATGGACAGTGTTTTTTCTTTAGATTTTTTTCTACTCGGGGAGCAAGCGGGGCAAATTAGGCGTGTGTCTTGTAAGCAACTCATTACTGCTAGTTCTACTTCATCGGTCATTGTGGTCTCCTCGCTGGTGATTTTTTGTTCGATTTTAACTATAATCTGTTTGTGTCCGGTTTGGTCGCCGGTCCCACGGTCAGTTCCTCGCTGATCTCCAAAACCCCCAACGATAGCCTCGGCGGTTGTTGGGGGTTTTTTATTTCTATCTGTTTTACGCGGATTTCTGCTCGGGAATTATTTTTGTCGAGCGCCCAATATAGGATTTGTCGTTTGACTTGTCTATCGTTTTTGTAAACGAAGCCCTCCATGCAGTCGAGAATTAAACTTGGGTCCAGGTCTGGCCGACGAGTCTCGTAGAAAATAATTATTTCCACTTCCAGATCACCCTCAAGCAACTCCTCCAATCTCGGGCATTGTGCTTGAAAGTCAGTAACATAGCGCCTTGCTGGGGCGCTCTTTATAAACCTTGGTTTGCCGCCAATCGTAACGAGCTTGCGGCTATTAGCTTTGCTGTGTGGCTGTCCGTAGACAGTAAAGGACAGCTCTCTTTGTTCTTTACTTTGCAACGTCTGAACCCCTATACTAGCAACTTATTGTCAAGAAACATGGAAACGATAGGGAGGAAACATGAAGATTGAACGCGGGATACCGCTACCACCTGGGCTGAAAGACAGGGTTGAGGTCGGGCCGCTCCCTCTCAGCGAGATGAAGGTGGACGAGTCCATCCGAGTAGATGCTAAAAACGTCCGGGAGCTCGAGCGCAAGTACAATGCTTGTCGCATAAGGCTTCAACGCTACACCAAGAAATATCCCCACATCAAATTTAAGCTCGCCAAGGACTCTGACGGCAAGGGGCCATATCTCAGAATCTGGAGGGTGTCGCGTGCCGTTTGAAAACGACCTGGGCCTGCTTCCGCCAATATACCGGGCGTTGATCCACGATTCATATGATGCGGGAGACTCAGACACGACTACTTCGAGCTTCATCGATAGTGGAAGAATAGCCCAACTGAAGAAAAAACACGCGCATGAGATAGGAGTGCCCGTCAGCGGAAAATTATTCAGCGCGCTAGGAAATGGCTTTCACAATGTAATGGAAAACGCTGTCGGGGATGATGCCATCACCGAGGAGCGCATCTTTTGGGACCATCCCAACGGGATGCGAGTTTCAGGGGCCATCGACCTTCAAATCATCAAAGATGACGGCACGACGATCCTGGTTGACTACAAAATGACTGGCGCATACGGGGTTATCCTGAACAGCGCGAATGGCGGCGTCAAGCCAGAATGGGAAAGGCAGCTCAACAGCTACCGATACTTGTTGCAATCAGCTAAAGGCATAAAAGTATCAGAACTTTACGTTCTGGCAATACTCCGCGACTGGAAGTCCTCCGATGCGGGAAAGCCTGACTACCCTGATGCGCCCATCATGCAGATCCCCGTGCCTCTTTGGACCTGGGAGAAAACTCAAGATTACGTCGAAGAACGCATCGCCCTGCATCAGCAGGCGGCCTACTCTGCCCTGATCGGTGAGGAGCTTCCGCTTTGCACATCTGAAGAGATGTGGGAGCGCCCTGAGAAGTTCGCGGTGATGAAATCCGCGACTCACAAGCGCGCCAGCAGACTGCTGGACTCGATGGAAGAGGCGGTGACCTGGGCGGAAGACCCGCTGAATGGCATGGGCGCCAAGCACGTCATTGAGCACCGGCCGGGCAAACGAGTGCGCTGCGAAGACTGGTGCGAGGTTGCGCCGTTTTGCAGTCAGTACAAAGACTACACGGAGAAGAACAGTGACGATTTTTGACTTAGACCAATCTATTACCGTCGAGTTCCAGGGCGGCGTTGATGCAATTGAACGAAAGATGCTTGGGCTTTGGGCCGACGAGCGCATGAAAAAAGCCAACATCGGTATGCAGCTTGTAGACGGTCAAGTGGTTGTTTCTAGCAATCAACGTGTTGTTACACGGTTGCCATTCGCCCTGTTCGAGCAGCTCGCGGTGAAAGAAATTGGCGACATAATTGTGCGAGAGGCTACACAAACATTTTAATAGCAAGGAGAAAAAAGTGAGCAGCGAGGATCTGACTTATCAAAAAATATGGAACACGCTCAGCAGCGTGGACTGTAACGAACATACAGAGAAAAAAGGCGGTCTTACTTACCTCAGTTGGGCCTGGGCTTGGCAAATCCTGATGGAACACTACCCCATGGCGACCTTTGAGTTTGGTGAGAACGAAACTCATATTGATGGAAGCATGACGGTCCATTGCACAGTGAAAATTGGCGAATGCCAGCGGTCGATGTGGCTCCCAGT